AAACAAACATTCTCATATCTAAATTCAATAATGCAAAATCAATATCTTAATAGAGGTGAGTGGAGAATGTTGGAAGAACAAATCCGTAAATGGGATGATGTAGAACCAATCACCGTTTTAATAAAAACTTTCTTTGATACTCCGGTTAAAAGAGTACCAACTGGTGCAGCAATTCCATCACACTTACAAAAACACGTTTACTTTGAAAAACAAAAGAAATGGAAATGTTTTGTATTTCTAAATGAAAAACCAAAATACAAATGGGATGAATTAGAAATGATATGTGAAGAAGGAGACCACAAATTTTAATGAATATGAATTTATCACAATTAATTAATACAATTATTTCCGAATGGGCATACCGAGTAGATGATGGAATGCCAAACCCAAAGAACCCAACCCATTTAAAAGAGTTGGGTATTGTACTTTCTGAAATGGGTCTATCTCATATCAAAAATGATTTAGTAGAAAATCTTTTAACCGAAAAAGGAAAAACGCCAGAGAAGCATGTGGTTGAAGCGGATAAGCAGTTTAAAAATCCTATTTTAAATAAAAGTATAAAATATAAAAACGCTAAAGGTGAAGATTCCGAAGGATTGGTTGGTAACCTTTTGAGATTACCGGCTGAACACCCTGGTAGAAAAGCAGCGGAAAGATTACTACCTCCAGACGGTTCGGATGAAAGAGATACGATTAATAAAGATTTAGGTGGTGAGAATCAACCACAAAAACCAGAAGCACCAACAGATGCAACTGGAGCTGGTGAAGAACAACCACAGGAAGACCCAATAAAACAGGCAGCAGCAATGTTTGACCCAAAAGCAGACCCAGCGATGGCTGCTCGTTTGGATAAAGAAAAAGAAACTCTTGCACAAATAGCAAAAGATACAGAAGATAAAGGTGCTGAATCTGAAAAAGATGTAACTTCAGGAGTAGAAACTGATTTCAATCCGATACCTGCGGTAGATGTACAAGACGAAATTCCACAAGCGGATCCTGATACATTTGGTGGTGAATCCGATATACCAGCTGGGATTGGTGAAAAAGAATTAGAACAATTTAATACTGATATTAATAAAGTAAAACAAATTGTTGATGATGCAAAAGCTAAAGGTGAAAAAGCACCAAACATTAATCTTTGTCAAATAACTGTACCTGGTACAAACTTGTATTGTGATGATAATTTAGGAATTCCTAGAGAAGAAATGCCACAATTTAAAGGTAAAGCGATTGAAGGAAGTAGAGCAGCCAATATGCCTGTTGATGAAAATGGGGACGTAGATACTGAACCGATTTTCAAAGAAATGTTAAAGGAAAAAGGAATTAATACAGTACAAACCGAAGTTCCTGCCGATAAATTAAAAGCAACACAATCTGAATTAGTTGGTGCTAAAGTAGTGGGTATGATTGGAGCTTTAGAAGAAAATCCTAATAATGAAGGAATCACTGCACCAATTTATGTGAGTAGAGATGGATATATAATCGATGGACATCATAGATGGGCAGCGATAGCAGCTTATAACGCACAACATCCGGATGCACAAATACCAATGAAAACAACGGTATTGGATATGGATATTAAAGAAGCAATCCCAATGGCAAATAAGTTTGCAGAAGATATGGGTATTGCTGCTAAAAAAGCGGATGCTAATAAAGAAACACCATCTGACCAATTGGTAACAAAACAACCTGATGAAGTTGTTGATGGTTTAAAAAATAGAACAACATCAAACGGAGAGAAATTGGATGTAGAAACAACTCCAAATGGGTCTATGATTATTGGTATTGAACATGGTAAAGGAAATGAAAGTACCAAGGAAACAATTAATCAAGTCACATCACTTCCAAAGGATACAAAAGTAATGTTTGTAGGTGAAGGTGGAATGAGTAAAGATAGTGAAGGTAATATACAATTTAGTGGAGAACAAAAAGAGATTAGAGATGCCGTAAAAGGACACTTTGATAATGCAGAAGAAAGTAGTTGGGATGAAAATGCAGATATATCCGATGATACCTCACCAGTATTTGATGAAGTAGCAAATGCAGTAGGTGGAAGTAAATCCAAAGCTAAAGCTGCAGTATGGTCAAATATGTATGGACAGGATGGGAAAGACGCCGATATGTTACCTGAAGATTATTTAGATGATGAGGGAAAAGCATGGTTAATAGACCAAGCTAAAAAAGGTGGAAGTTCACAATTTGATGGTGATGTTGATTGGGATAACCTAACCGATGCACAACAAAAAGACCTTTATGAATTAAATTATAATGATGAAGGTAAGATGGCTGATAATGAAATTATGAAAGCACAAGAGGCTTATAATGGATTCCGTCAAAGAGAATTAGATAGAAAAATAAAAGAGGCAGAAGATGCTGGATATACAGTAATTGCACCCGTTGGTAATTCACACGTTGATGCTTATAGAAAAGGAAAGAGTGAAAAACCAACTGAAAAACTACCTGAACCTAAAGCCGCAGATGAAACACCTGGTGGAAAAATTTATAGCATAGGTGGTGGATATTATTCAGATACCCCTGGAGGCCCCGCACAATATAGAATTGTTGAGAGTATAGTGGAAGAAGTATTATTACACGGAGATGAAACACTTGCTTACTTATTGTTTGAAGCGGTAGTAACAAAAACAACTGCTAGAGGTAAAAAAGTAAAAGTACAAACTATTGACCCTAAAAAACAAAAAGCGGCAACAAAAGCAGCAAAAGCTGCCACTAGTAAAGATACAAAAGATACCGGTGAAGAAACTACTCAAGCAGTAGACCTAAAAAAGGTAGATAAAATTTTTAAAGAACTTTATGGGAAAGATGGTAAAGGTATATTGTTACAAGGTTCGGCAACTTCCGATGCTGCTTTAAAAAATGGATATACCGAAGGTGAGTGGTGGGTGGCACCAGGAAATGCAGGTTCTAACTTTAATGAAAATATGTCAAATGAAGTTGCAGTTATTTTACAAAAATATCCAAATTTGACTGAGCAAGAACTTGCAATGATTATTTTTACAAAAGTTTTTGGTACAAAATTGGGTGAGCAACAATCGGAGCCAGTAATCAAATCTAAAAATAAAATTAAAATACCAGAGGGTATTACAAAAGAGCAACAGGGATTATATAAAAACTGTGCAATTGTTGCAAGAAGTGGTAAATCAAAATATCAAAGAAGTACCGAAGGTGCAGATGAGTGCAGAAAACAGGTTGGTTTTGGAAAAACTGCAAGTGTCATAGGATATGGGGGAACATCTAAAAAAGATAATACACCTGAAAAAATTAAAACTGATAGAGATAATATGTTATCGGAAGTAGACACTAGTAAAAATTGCTACATATACGATAATGAAACTCGTAAGGTATATAAGATAGAAAAAGAAGATTTGAAAAAATGGATAATGAGTTCGGGTGGCGGAGAAAATGCGGCAGATACCGTTGTATTGACAAAAGATATTAATGGTAATCTATTATATGATGGTTGGAGTGATAAAAAAACATTAGGTGATTTACAGGCAAACGGCACATTGTACAATGATATGATACAATCTGGAATAAGAGTGGAAGAAATGATTAAGAGCGGACAGATAAGCCAGGCGGATGCGGGTAAAGCAAGAAAAATTATAGAAGATGGTGCAAACGAAATAAAATTAATTGAAAGAGGATATAGTACCATATCTAGTAATCACTCAAAATATCATTTAGGATTATCACCACAGGAATTTAAAAAAATGGAAGAATTTGTTCTAACTAATCCTGATACTAAAAAGCACTATAAAAATTGGGTTGACACAATTAATAAAGTAATATCAGCACAAGGAAAATCAGATGCAAAGAGTGTTGCGATAGCAGAAGAAATAAGTGGTGTAAAGAGAAAAAAATCTAAAGAAGAATTACAAGCAGATGCATTTGTTCAAGATACTCTTGATAAATATGGAGAAGATAACACCGCTGGTTTATTAAAAAACCCTGAAATTGAAGACAGTGTAAAACAACAGGTTAGAAAAGCATTAGATGCTGGTAAAAAAGGTAGAACTGAATATATAAATTGGTTTAATCAAACTTGGTTAGGTGATAAAAAAAATAAACAAGCAATTAAATCAGTATCTCCGTTTAAAATATTAAATAATGTACAAATAAAATCACCAAACGTTGTTACTGAAAATGAAAGAAAAGTTATAGATAGAGGAGCTACATCTGCTAGGGAAACGTTTAAGGCTGCCGGAAAGCCGATACCAAAGACAATAGATACACAAGGTGCTTTAGAAGCTATGAGAAAGAAAGCATTTGAAACTCAAAGAGGTATATTTGAAAAGTTGAGCAAAATAAAAGCCAAAACAATGAATGGTAATCCAACAAATGCGGCAGCTGCATTAGGATTCAAAGATGCGGTAGCTGCATTGCATTTAGATAAAATAGATTTACCAAAGAATGATAAGGATATCCATCAAATTCTAAAAAGAAGTACAGACCTTACTATGGAAGGAATACGAGTATCTGCAAAGACGATTAAAAATTGTTTAGGAGTTGACGATACTAAAGATTTGGAAAAAAACTTCGTTGTTGATTTTAAAACTGAAAAATTTATAAAAAATAAAGAAGGGTTTGTAACGGGTAAATCAATTGCTATATATCTGGTTGATAAAAATAATCAAAGAAAAGAAATTTCACCAAAAGTATTTAGACCAAAACAAGGACCTCAAGCAAAAACAGCAAACACCCTTGCATGGTCAGATGATATGCAAAAATGCTTTGATTCAAAAAATAAGTAAAAATACCCTTTCATTCGTTTTTTCATATTTATAGATGATATAAAAAAGAAAAGGGAAAGCGGATGAAAACACAGTTATTATGTACGTTTACAACGAAAGGTGAGTTACAAAATACATTACAATTAATAAGGGAAACTTACCATATCGTTTATAATTACATTTATATTCTCCAAAATAAGGCGAATTTAGATGAATTATTTATCACGTACAATATAGATACAGCATTCCAACCGGATACTCCGTTGGAAAATACTATTTTAATACATAGAAAAAAGGAATCTAACTCACTTTACACTATTAATGCTCTTAACGAATTAGTTAAAGAGGAGAATGGTGGGGTGTTGGATAATTCTTTTGTCATTAATTGGCAGAAATTTAAAAATTCAATCATATTAACCAATGCCGAAGGGACTAAGAAGATTCAAACAAGAGTTTTTGAAGTAATTGACTTTGGTGAAGGTAAAGAAGTTATAACTGAAGAACACAAATAATATTATTATGTTATTAAAAAAAGGTGATAACAACGAAAACGTTAAATTAATGCAGGAGAAATTAGGTATCTCTCCAGCTGTAACAAATTTTGGACCTAAAACCGAACAAGCCGTAAAAGAATTCCAAGTAAAGCATGGACTTCCTGCAGATGGTATTGTTGGTCCTAAAACATGGGAAATGATTATGGGACAAAGTGGTGTATCAATTGCACCAGTAGCACCAGCACCAATAGCACCAGTAGGTGGATTGAAATTGGATAAATTAAAAGGACATATTCCTGATGCGGTAATCGCAATGATTCCTGATACCGCAGCTAAATTCCAAATCAATACTCCATTAAGATTGGCACATTTTTTAGCACAATGTGGACACGAAAGTGGTGGATTTAGAGTAACACAAGAAAACCTAAACTATTCGGCTAAAGGATTGGCTGGTATCTTTAAGAAATATTTTCCAACTGAAGCAGCGGCAACACCATATGCTAGACAACCACAAAAGATTGCAAACAAAGTATATGCAAATCGTATGAGCAATGGTTCGGAAGCAAGTGGTGATGGCTACAAATTTAGAGGACGTGGTTATATCCAATTGACCGGTAGAGATAACTACACTCAATTCGGTAAAGCAATTGGAGAAGATATAGCAAATAATCCGGATGTAGTTAGTAGCAATTATGCATTACTTTCAGCAGCATGGTTCTGGTCTAAAAATGGATTAAATAAATTAGCAGATGGTGGTGCAACTGACCAAACTGTAACATCTATTACAAAAAGAGTAAATGGTGGAACTATTGGATTGGCAGACCGTATCAAACATTTTAAAGAATATTATCATTTATTAGCATAATAATTTGGTAGATTTATAAAAAATTCGTATATTTATATAATATAATATAAAGTAAATGGCAAACATTAGATTAAAAGAATTAGTAGAAGCTAACATAGACCCTAAATTGGTGGCTAGAAGTAAAGAGACTGGAAAGTTAGTTTATTTCAAATCACCTGAAAATAAAGCAGCGGCATTAAAAGCTGGTTCTCACACGGAACCTAAAGATAAAAAAGGTAGTGAACCTAAAGTAGATGCAAAACCAAATGATATGTTTGGTGGTGATTATGCAAAAGATAGAGGTATTGAAGTCCCTAAAGCTGACCCAATGACATCTGTTATTGCAGTAGCATCTAGAGCTCAAATGGTGCCAAAACAGGTAGCAGGTTGGGCAGATAAGAATGGTGTAGACCTTTCTAAGATATCGGATGATTTACTTTCCAATAAATTAGATGTGTTTGATTTTCGAACAGCCGTTAGTGGTCTTCCTGGTAACAAGTATGCTAAAGATATAATTGCTAAATATCCACAATCATCTGATTCTAAGGGTGTAAAATATTCACAATCAGTTAAGCAAGATACATCAGTAGATGGCCAAAGTGATGAGGAATTATACAATGCTTTGACTGATATGGGGTATGAGTTTGGTGATTATGGTAGTGAAGATTTTGATGAAGAAGGATTTGCCGATGCAGCAACACATTTGGGTTACCGATGGAATGATAAAAATAAAGTATGGTATAATAGAGATGAAATGCAAGAAAGTTCAACGAAATTAACATCAATGATTAAAAGATAAAACAAAGGGAGAAACTAAAAATTCTCCCTTTTTTATTTGGTATTGTCACAAATTTATCGTATATTTGTTACATCTTTTACCATAAAAATATAGTAGAAAAAAGATTTGGAAATATCGGAAAATTGTTGTATATTTGTATTTCTATTATATTTATTAATGTAACGGAAGTGTAGGAAAGACACTATAATCCAACCTTAAAACATAAACGTTTTAAACCTTAAACTCTTAAAACTTAAAAGAAAATGGCTATTAATTTAGACGCAATTAAGAGCAGACTTAACAAACTGCAAAACACCCAAAGAACAACTGTAGAACTTTGGAAACCAGCACCGGGAAAACACACTATTCGTTTAGTCCCTTACAAATTCAACAAAGAGAATCCTTTCATTGAATTGTACTTTCACTACAACATTAACAACAAATCTTACTTATCTCCGATGAGTTTTGGTAGACCTGACCCAATTGTTGAGTTTGCCGATAAACTTAAAAGAATGGGTGATAAAGAAGATTGGAAAGCTGCAAAGAAAATGGAGCCGAAACTTCGCACATTCGTACCAGTATTGGTAAGAGGTGAAGAAGGTGAAGGTGTACGTTTTTGGGGCTTTGGTAAAACTGTATATCAAGAGATTCTTGGTTATATGGCAGACCCTGATTACGGTGATATTACTGACCCAAATGAAGGTAGAGATATTACTGTTGAAGTAGTATCAGCTGAAGACAGTGGTACATCTTATCCTGTAACAACAATCCGTGTTAAACCTAAAGAAACTCCTTTAGCAACTTCTAAAGAAGAAACGGATAAGTACTTGAATTCTCAAAAAGAAATTACTGAACTTTATTCAGAATTAACTTATGCAGAATTGAAAAATGTATTAGAAGGTTGGTTGAATCCATCAGCAACATCAGATGAAGAAAAATCAGTATCAGCTGAAACTCTTTCATCAACTGCTAACGCTGAAGATGATGCACCATTTGATACAACTCCATCAAAACCAGCGGCAGCACCAGCTAAAAAATTAGATGATGTAGCAGCGGCATTTGATGACCTTTTCAATTCATAAAATAAGTTAATATATGGCTAAAGCAACAAAGGAAGTAGACTTAGCAGCAGTACTCGCTGAGTCCCTTAACAAACAATCAAAAGACCAAAAGGTAGCATTCTTTTTGGACTCGGATGAAGCTCCCACTAATGTAGAGGGATGGATTTCAACCGGAGCATCAATGTTAGATGTGGCTATCTCAAATCGCCCGTATGGTGGTTTGCCTGTTGGTAGAATTACCGAAGTGACAGGATTGGAACAAAGTGGTAAATCATTATTATCTGCACACTTACTTGCCGAAACTCAAAAGTTAGGTGGTATTGCTGTGTTGATTGATACTGAAAATGCCGTAAGTAGAGAATTCCTAGAAGCCATTGGAGTAGATACATCCAAATTACTTTATGTAGCAGCTGAAACTGTTGAGCAATGTTTCGAATATACTGAAACTATTATTGAGAAAGTGAGAACTAACTCAAAGGATAAGTATGTAACAATCGTTGTGGATTCAGTAGCAGCAGCATCAACTGAAAAGGAGATGGAAGCTGACTATGGTAAAGATGGTTACGCTACCGATAAAGCAATTATCATTTCCAAAGCAATGCGTAAAATCACAAACCTTATTGGTAGACAGAAAATCACTTTGGTTTTCACAAATCAATTAAGACAGAAGATGAACGCAATGCCATTCTCTGACCCTTGGACAACTTCTGGTGGTAAAGCAATTGCTTTCCACGCATCAGTTCGTTTAAGATTAAAGAGTATGGGAACGATTAAAGCAAAAGAAAATGGTAACGAAAGAATCGTAGGTATTAA